AAACTTCGCCCTAAACTCACTGTCAACTAAAGTAATCAATCGGTCAACACCCCATTTTTCCTCATGTTGCACCTTGCGCTTGTCCAACTCAACCAAAATCGAGTTCGACGCAATCTCAAAATCCGTTGCCTTGCGCCTCGGCACTTGCACCTCTGGCACTTCCCTACGTGACGCTTTTCTAACCATAACTCACCTCCATCAACAAAAACAGACAACAGACAAACCGACAGTGGACAAACCTCTTGTTCATAGACAAGAGGTGGTTTGTCCACATAAACTCGGACAGACAATTTGGACATTTGTCCGGTTTGTCCGGTTTGTCCAGTGGATAAACATACAGTAGTGTTATGAACCAAACCTCTCAGAATCTGTCTTCAACCAGACAAAGCCAGAGCCTATGACAATCTTTTTAGCGTCCACAAGTCTCTCTCTGGCTCGTGTCCAAGCCTTCTGAAACGCCGCTTTATCGTCATCAGTGCAACCCTTCATAGACCAGAATTCACCCTTCCAGTCCTCTAAAGTCACTCCATAGCGTGTAGTACCATCTACTTCACGATATGATGCTTTAGCCTTAATCACTTTCATCAATGAATCCATCTCCAAACGCTGATTTCCACCACTACCAGCATTGTTTTTAGCGTTCTTTTTCGTGTTTTGGACTATCTCAGTGTTGGCCTGAACAGCTAGTGAGGTGACTGATTCAAAGCCCAAGGCTGATGTTGAGACATCAATTGCCACGACATCAAAGCCAATCGCTATGTCATCTGACCCATCTTTTTGCTTGGTCACGGTGATAGTTCCTGACCCTTTAACGGCCTCATTCCCTGAGTTCACCACACTATCTAACCTATTGATCTCAAGTTCAGTGTCCACGGCTCCAAGCAAAGAGCTATGGCCTCGCAGTCCCTTTGTTACGTCCTTACCGCTGTGATGGATGACTAGCAAGGCACAGTCGTAGAAAGCCTGAAGTTTCCCTGCTTGGGTGATGAATCCACCCATATCTTCTGAACTGTTCTCGTTAAAGCCACCTCCTGACATCCTCATCAAGGTATCCAAGACAATCATCTGTAGCTTTTCTCCAACTGTCTCAAGTAAGTCGTTGATTGCGCTAATTAAATTGTCAAAGTCTTCTTGTGACGATCTCAGGTTGATTTGCGCCCTGATGACGTACAAGGGCGCACCATCAGGGCTGTCATTCTTAATCTTGCAAGCCTTAATCCTTGCGCCTAAACCTCCATGACCTTCACCCGCAATGTATAAGACCACACCTGACTGCTTCACTGATCTTCCCATCCAGTCACGGCCTGTAGCTATCGCTTCAGCCATATCAAGGGCAATGAATGACTTGTAAGACGCTGGTGGTGCGTACAAGGCTACAAACGCTTTCTTTGGGATGATGTCCTCAATCAGCCACTCTACTGGCTCATCCTTAATGGAATCCCAAGACTCGACCAGAAAGCGTGACTTTTGGGTAGATTCAGATTGAGATGCTTCAGATTCAGGGACATCTAACTTCAATCTTTGCGGCAACCAGACATCATCTACCGACTTGATGACCGCACAGGCTCTAGCCCTTGAAGCCAATGTTTCCCTGTCACCACCATACTTAGTGACCCACTCAAAGGCATCCTCTTTCGGGTGTTTGAGTTCTAAATCCAACACCCTGATGCTCTTTGCAACTGGTAGCAGTGCCTCCACCACCTTAGTGGCGTAACTCCAGCCTGAGACATCGTTGTCAGGCACGATTACCACGTTTGCGCCTGTGAAGTATTGATTCAGTTCAGGACTCCAATTGCCTGAACCAGCGTGACTTGTTGTAGCTACAACTTTCAGACTGCCCAAGGCATCTGCCGCCTTCTCGCCCTCCACGATGTAGACGACTCGTCCAGCGGCTGTTGCCTGTTGCAATTCGGGGAGCTTGTAGGGGACGATTCTGCAATCTCCTAGTTTGCCAACCCTTGTGTTATCAGGCATGACTCTCAGCGTCTTGTATGTCTTTCCCTTGCTGTCATTGGTCTTGAATCTTTGCTTCACGAACAGGGAGACACCATCTTCATCGGTGTAATGCCATTCCTGTTGGAATGTCGGTGTCTGGATGTAGGGCAGTGGCTTAATGCTTGATAGGTATTCGGGTCTGTCTTGTTGAGGTAGGGCAGGAAGGAGTCCCATGTCCTTGATGGTGTTGAACACGGTGTGCTGATCGCATCCACCGTGACATTTAAAAAGGTAGTTCCCATCACTTGATTCTGTGATGGATAGGCTTGGATGCTTGTCGCCGTTGCCTTGACCGTGTGAGGGTACAGGGCAAGATGCTAAGTAACCATTCCCTACTTTCTTGGCGTTTCCAAGCGTAGTGGCTAATTCTTGTGCTGACATTTGGGTATCTCTCTAATTAGTAAAACAACAAATCTTGCTTTGCAACTACGCCACCAGAGTCATATCTTTTTGAGTCGCCTTTTGGATATGGTTCTACTTGGTAATTTAATTTGCTCAACATTTCTTTCTTCTGCTTGCTTGTGCCAACAAAAAATATGTATCTATGTTTTCGTGATCTTTCTACATAATAAAAGTTATCACCATGCTCAGACTTAATATCTTCAAGAGTTTTTCCATCACCTATTGTTTTAGCGTGTTTGTGTTCTTGGCCTTTTATTGTCCAATCTACTCTATGCGCTGATAAACCCGTATAAATAAAATTTGATGCTTGATATACATAGCCAACATGACCCTGAGCTGTGTCTGCATAACTGACAACAATGCTAGGTTTAGGCAAAAGTTGCAATGTTTTAGCAACAAAATAAGATGCTTGATTTTTCTCATTGTTCTCAAGGCAAATTCTGTTCAACTCTAATACCTTATCAGCATATTCTTTACCACATATACCCATGCACAAAGGGGGAGATGCGGGAATTCCATAAGTTATTACACCTATGAGACTTTCATTCTCATAAAGGCCAAAGGCAAACATTATTTGAGGCATTCTCTTTGCGTAATGTTTCTTCAAAAGCCAAGGGGCAGTTTCTTCATTTTTTATCGGCAAAACTTGCATACCACCTACCATTATTTGAGGGGACAAAAAAACCAGAGTCTCCCCCGAAACTCTGGTGCTGTGAGGTGGTCAGTGTTTAGCTGAACATCTCGTCATCACTCATTGCTGGTGATGGTGCGGGTTTGGCTACTGGTGTAGGTGCTGGCTTTGATGCTGGTGCTTGGAACTGCACTTCAGGCTCTGCACTCTCACCACCTGCCAATGCCGCTGGTCGTGCCACCCAACCTGTGATTTCAAAGATTGGCACTCGTGTACTTCCCTTGCCTACCTTCTCAGGGCGTGAACCCTTGTACTCCACGACAGGCAATTTACCAGCATTGGCTGACAAGCCTGAAGAAGCGATCTTCCATAGATGTTCCAAGCCCATGTTACTTCCTGCGCCGTTAGCCGACCATTCTGCAACTCCGATCTCTTTGTTGTAGAACGTGACCTTGAAGCCTCGTTTGTGTTCGGGTGATGGTTGAGCACCTTTACGACCCAAAGAGTCATCAGCCACGAATTCAAAGACACCAGTTGCAATGTGCATCCAACCTGTTTGGATGTTCTCGATGTCGAACACGAATTTGCCAAGATTGAATTCACCATCTTGGTTTGACCATGCGTTTGCTTGTGGGCTGAAGCGGATGTAGTTACCGTTACCGCCGCCGCCTGAGAGATTTAAGTTCATTTGATGTTTCCTGATTTAAAGTTGAAAAATGTGACAGATGTCACGGTGGGGGATTTGGGGGTGTGATTATTGCGTCAGACCTTTGTCTCTTGCAAGCGTTAATCCTGAAGATATGCGGGAAGTTAACGGTTCAATAGATTGCTTCAAGTCTTTCGGTAACAGTTTCTCCGCTTGTGCGGGGGTGATGAGTTCTTGCTTGACGATCTGATCTATGGTGAGGCCACAAGCCAAGAGTGCAGGGACAACATCTGATTCTTTTGTCCATGAACGTAATGCTCTCTTGGGCGTGAGTTGCCATCCATTAATGACAGCACCTGATTCCATGCGTTTTAAGGCGTGATCTCTCACAGCCTTGATGTAGTCCTCAACCATATCGAATTGCGCCAGCAAGACGCTAATCTGTTGCTCTGTAAGCACTGATATTGGTGGTGCAGATGCAACCACTTCAACAATCTGTTGCTGTGCAGGGCAGATAGTCTTTGCAGGGCAGTACTGACAGGCTGAATCCGATGGCGTTGGTGGGTATGCAGGGTTCAGTGCATTCTCAATAGCTGGCGCAAGAACATAGTGTTCCCAATCAACCAACTCCTGAATCGTCATTGAGTGCTTACGCAACTCACCATGATGCGGCTGGATAATCCACAACTCGACAGTCGAGATGTCCCGAAACAAGTTGTTCTGATTGAGGGCTGACAACCCGTATAGCTTAAGTTGTTCAGAATCAGCGTCAACGTAACCACGACCAGTTTTCAAGTCAGCAATGATGAGTTTGCGCTTCTCTTTGCTGATGCCAATCACATCAGTCGTACCACCTACCTTGCAAACTTGCGTGTCCTGATAGGGGATGAATTGTTCAACCTGAACACTGCCAGCACCAAGTTCATCTTCAATCTTCCAGATGGCTTTTAAGTGTTCAAGGGCAAACTCACAGTTCTCCTCTGTCATTGTGATGCCTTCAAAGACTTGGCCTTCAAACTTTGTGGGGTCTAAGTCACCTTTGAAGCAGTGTTCTGCAAGTGAGTGAATTGCAGTTCCTATCTTCGCCGCTTCGCCACCTTCCACATAGGGCATTTGTGCTGACAACTTGGCAGAGGCGGGACAGGCTATCCAGCGGGAAGATGCTGATGCTCTGAGGTTCAGTTGCTTTGTTGCCATGTGTCTCTCTCAATGTGATGATGGTTGATGAGTAATTGGTAGGCGAGTTGCCTTGTTTCATTTGATACAGCGTGACCCAAGTCTTCAGGGTCTAGGATTCTTTTGAGGAACACAACTGTTGATTGGTTTTGCTTGCGTTCTTGTTCAAGCTGTACTGACAACCAAACAATATGGTCACGCATCACTTGACGTTCTTTGTCATCCATGCTTCGACCCCCAAAGTGCGATGAGTGCGGCATCACTGCGACCATCATCTTTGACCCTCTTGAACAGTGCAGTTTGGTCAGGGAACAACTCCATTGCTCTGGCTCTAGAACCGTCTTTACCACCTGTCATGCCAAGACCTTTTTGCCAAGTCTGTGGAGTCATGAGAGTTGTTTTAATCTTCATGGTTGTGAGGACTCCTTCGACTACGCCAAGAGAACGACCAAAGGAGAAGACAGATGTCACGCCTTGACCTGCCATTGCAAAGACCTTCTCTACATAGGCTTCATTAGGGTCAAATGCTTTAATGATGTCAACCAGTTCAGGCACTGACACCTGACGCTTGGCTTTGCCATTGCGGTCAAGGGTGACTGTTGGCATATCTACAACACCAACAAGTTCACCGTCCTGAACCAAGGCGATAGCACCGTTAAGACCAACGTCAATACCCAAGGTGCGCTTAGTCATTTTGACCCCCTTGCAGGGCTTGTAATCGGCTCTGGATGAGGGAATCTACCGATTCTTCTAGCCGTTTGATGGAAGTTACCAGTGGTATGGTCTTTCCAGTGGCGTAACGGCTGACCTGAGAGGGGTCAAGGCCAGCTTGCCTAGCCACATCAGTGATGGTGAAGCCAGCCTTTTCAGCCTTTTCCCTAATGGAATCAATAAGTTGCATGGTTTGTGTGTTCATGGGTGGGGATTCTAGAGGACTTTGGATTGGTTAGTCAAGTGGTAATTGATTTAATAACCTACTGGAGTGTGTGGGATTAAAAGGGTATGGTTTGATTAGGTAGTCAACTCATGTATGATTAGCCCCATCGACAACGCAATTCAACTTTTAGGAGGTCTCATGACCGATTTCACTTTCTCTCCCGCAGACTTCAACGCTACTACCATTCTGGTGGTTGCTAACACTTCTGATGCCAAAGAGTATTTGGCACAGCGTTATGGTGTTGGTTGCGTTTCAATTGAGGTTCGCAAGTCCTCTGCACCAGAGTTTGCGGATTCCTTTGAATTCCAAGGCTTGTCCTACTCTTAACCCAAAGGAGGCCACGGCCTCCACTTTCAACCTAACAGGAGAATTGAAATGACCAAACGTGAAATTTATAGAGTTCGCAATCAAGTTCACAGTGCAATGACATTTGCGAACAACAACAAAGTTACATATAGCCCGCTGATTCGGATGGAGTGGAAAAAGTATGGCTATATACCAGTCCCAGCTAGGAATGCTACCTAATCAACCCAAGGAGGCTTTGGCCTCCATCTTTAAGGACAACCATGCCACTCGACCAATCAGACCTTGACTACATGAAAGCGGAGGACTTCTACCGCCGCCGCTACCAGTCAAACCTTGCGGCTCACCCAGATTGCCGTGACCCTGCCCATGATGGCTGTGAACTTTGTGAAGATGAGGAGAATGATGATGAATGAGAAACTTCTTGATGTCCTAGCGGCTACCGCTATCGGTATCGGCTTTGCTGTTCTTTTGGTTGCATGGTGGTCATCATGACCGAACTCCAAGACTTCTGCCAAGAAGCCAGAACAATGGAGGAGCTTGTAGAGGCAGGGTTCAAACCTCACAGCGTCTACAACGCTGTCAAGCGTAAGGAACTCATCAACACCAAGGCTACAGACGATTGGGGGCGCAAGATCAAGACTAAGGGCTTGTTCCTGTCAACAGTCACCATTGCGCCTATGAACTTCACCGCCTTG